TATGTATTGCCACCTCTGTCAAGTGATTGTACCATTTCTTTGATGTCAGTGGGTGACAGAATCCTTAGGGCTTCAATTGCCTTTTGTCTTGAATAATCAAAGAATTCCATCACCACCTCAAGGTGTTTATGTTCTTCAGGTTTAGGTGGGAACCCGAATCGTCTCCCTTGTCTCACAGCGTGGAAGTAGAAGTCATACTGCAGTTGTGGTGACAACTGGTGGTATTGATTCATCTCCTCTGCAAACATTATGGTGTCAATGTGCATTGCAAATGCTCTGTTAGTTAAGAAGGGTACATAACCAGACAAATCATAAGTGTATGTCTTGTTATTGATACCCTTCACATAATCAAAGGGAGAAACTTTACTCATCGATGTGCATAATCTTCTTGTACCTGTTCTTTAATGCATTGAGGTGCCACGATTGAGAGAGGGACTTAGGACCCTCTCTGAGCAGTCTCAACTCATTTTTGTTGGAGGTGTATTGTTCCATCTCCTTTCTCCAGTTGTCATTCATTATAATAGTTTGTCTCAAAGAATTGAATGATTCCATCAGGGTGTGGGTTACCTTGTGAAATCCAATCGTGGGCACACTCATAAATGAACTTTGGTGAGTGTTCTGGTGTTCCATCTTCCTTGAGATGTGACCCATAAGTTCTGAGTAGCAAGTTCAGACATTCACGTCTTAGTTGCATCTTCTCAGGACTGTATCTCCAGTCTACTTCCACGAGACTTCTGTCATGATTTCTGTACATAGTGCTAACAGTGTAATTGAAGGGTCTGCACCCTGCATTATTTTATGTGAGTACTGACCAAAAAGTATAACTGCGACTGGTTTTGACCCATCATTCAGTTTGGATTCCAACACACTGTAGATGGACTTCTCTAGTTGCTTGGGGTGGATGTAAGAGTGTTCAAACACCCAATCCCTTACGGCAGTCCAGTTCTTGGCCTTCATAGCGTCAGCAAGGGCCTCTGGTGTCTCATGTAAGACATCAGCAGTTAGTTCACCAGTCTTGGTGCTACCCTGAAGGTTGTTGAGTATACCCCTCCAGTCTGGAGCCATGGACATGATGTACTTTGCCAGCACCTTGTCGTCAAACTTGATGTTGTTAGACTTGAGGATGGTGGTGCAGTGTTTGAAGAACTCACCACAAAGTGGTGTGAGAACCCTAGGGTCTCGAACATGGAAATCAACAACACTACAACGAGAATGAATTGCATCAATGAGGTTGTGTGGGTAATTACAGGTGAGGATGAACCTACAATGGTTCTGGAACTCCTCAATAAGTGCTCTGAGTGCTTTCTGTGAGTCTTGAGTTAGGTTGTCTGCCTCATCTAGCAAGACGACTTTAATCCCTCCGAACATTGACGAACAACTGGCAAATTGGGATACGGTTGTCCTGACATCACTAATACCCCTATCGAGAGAAGCATTAACGAAGAGGAGATCAGCACCAATTTCATCACAGAGGGCTTTGGCAAGTGAGGTTTTCCCAACACCAGCTGGACCAGCAAGGATAAGGTTGGGGAAGGTCTTTTCATTGACATACTCCTGGAATGTGGTTTTCAGTTGTTTAGGAAGAATACAGTCACTCACCTTGGATGGTGAGAACTGTTCAACCCACAGGTATTTCTCAGAACTCATAGTTTTTGGTTATTACTGATAATGATACACCATAACTGGCTAAAGATAAACCCAGATAGAACAAAGATGTAATACCTATTTGCATAAGGATTGTGTAACTCTCCATTACACTCTTCTCCACTTCAATTTCAAGAAGTGTTACTTTTCTGAAGCGACAAAAAGAAAGGACATAGCCATCGCCATATCCTTCAAATGCTTTGAATCTGAACAGTTTCATTTGTTTCTATTGTGTTGGTAGTAATGATAACTATGGTCTATGTCACCTTTATTGTTATCAAGATTGTCGAAACTTATTGTATCATAGCTTGATGAACTACTTACAAATGAGTTAATAGAATTACTAGTACTCATCATCTTGTCTCGTAACGCCTTAGCTCGTTCCATTGCGTCACGATGGGTGTTGATGTTCTCACCCACAGTGAGAACAACAAGTTCAAACACCTCTTCTGGTGTTACTTCAGGGTCATCAAGCAGTTTCTTGATGTTTACAGCAAGGTTTTGCATGTTGATCTCTTTGTAATTCATAATCAAGCTTCGTAGACAGAGTCAGGTTCAAGGGCGATGTAATAAACGATGGGACGTGAGTGGTTCTCAAATCGTGCAAGGTTCTTACTTGAAATGATGACATCATAGTCACCAGTGATGAGTTTAAGGTTCTCTACCTTAAGATTGAACTGGAACACACTGTCTGCCTCACCAACAGCAATGCGATAAGAGTTAGAACCAGAGTTCTTCTTGTCACGAACAGTGAGGTAAATGGTCTCACCATCACCCAACAAGGTAACATCAGGAATCTGAAGGACAGCAGCAGCTTTCTTTACTGTGTCCAGGTGTTCTTCAGTAAGAACAACACATACATCCTCAGAGGGAAGTTTTAGTTCTTTGTCTGGTGGTGAAGCAATGACTGATGGGTCAGAGTAACGATAGTCAATGCTATTGGTGTCATCAGTGATAACAATGGAGTTATCATCCAACTTCACCTCAGCACCAGGAATGAGAGACAAACAGTTAAGGAACTGGTTGAGGTCATAGATGGCTACATCACGATCAAATGTCTCTTGAATCTCAGCTTCAACCAGAATGTTCTTCATCACACTCATACTTCTAAGGCTCTTACCTGCCTTGATGAGGATGGACTGGTTGATAGTACTGAAGTTCTTCAGTGTTTGAATGGTCTCTTGGGACAGGTACATATTATGGGGTTAGATCATTGTCATTATAACTGGAGGCAGCATCTCTGTCAAGGGCAACTTTGAGTAATACAAAGTAACCAATGAGGTCGAGTACCACATCCTCATCACTTGCGAGTAGTCCTGCTCCTTTTTTGATTCGGTTTAGTTTGTCGTCGATTCGTACTAGAATCTGATCCACTGGTCCTGCTTGACTCATCACCCTTACTGGGTTTAGGGCTGAGTCCCCGTACTTTAGGTTTTTTTGGAGTAGTAGCTCCTTTACTCTGTCGCACACTTGCGCGAGCTCTCTTTGTGTTTCTATTGACATTAGGTTTAGGTGGTAATTCTGGTTCTGGTACAGTTATAAAGGTTGGCAGCTTATCGTGTTTGCCAATAATGTCAACATCAACAATCTTTGCCTTACCAACCCATCCATGTTCTTTACAGAACCTCTTGAAATAAGTCTTACCTTTGGCAATTGCCTTATCTTTATCCTCGCAATTGACATAAAAATAAGTCCAACTCTGAAGAGGTGGACTCTTTGCATCAATGCGATAGTCATAAACTATCTCAACGATCATACAGCTGCAGGTGGTGCGAAGGCAGATACTTCATCATCCCACCATGTATCAAATTCACTTCTGAGGTACTCGGCATCAATCTTGTAATGCTCATCTCCTGTTTTCTTGTAATCAGAAATCAGTTGTTGCATTTGCAAGTTCAAGTCGTGGCTCGTGATGTCCATGATTAGTTTCTCCAACTGTGATTTAGTAGTGACAACCCGTCTTGGTGCCTCATTCATTTGGTTGTACCTCCTCTGTGGATTCTACTTCTTCAGGTCTAATCATAACAACACCCTTGACCAATTGGGTTAGCTCATCAAAAGCAACTAGGTTTTCATCAGAGTAGTCTCCACCCATCAGTTTACCAGATACTTCAACCATTGAGTTCATAAGGTATTTGACAAGAATAGCCCTGGTATCAGGGTCAAGTCTCATTGTACAAAGTTGATCCATAATTAAAATGTAACTATACTATTTATTGTAAGGGTTTGACACTGAGTTGTTAACATTGATTGGTTCTCCTTCTGGATCCAACCATCTAACATAGTTAATGTCACCCATTGCAGTGGACATTTGTAACTCACAATCACATTCATACAAGTGAAACCATCGTTTTGTTAGAAGGTTATACTTCTGAATGTAACCTCTGTCTGGTTCTTCGCAGAACCGATAAGGAAAACGCTCAAGTAATACTTTCATCACCAGTGTAACTCCATTGATTCATCCCATTGTGCCTCGTAATCGTCTGATTCGTCAGACATATTATAGTATGACTCATAAAACACATCAGTGTCTAACCCGTCAAACCCCATGTGTTCAGCAAATTTCTCTAAGTCAGAGATTGTGAAGTCGTAAGTCGTCATGATTAGAATGAGATAACGAGTTTATTTAGTGTGGGTTACGGATAACTCACAGGAATACCATAACACATCACTCTAAATAAGTCAAGCTTTACAACCCACCATTTTATTGTTACACTTGTAGTGTCACACACAAAGAGGCAATGACCTTATGGCCAACACACCAAACTGGAAACACAACTCAGGTAAGGATAAGAGAGGAAGGGGAACCTGCAAAGGTAGACTGAAGGCCAGACGCCAGTCCCTCCAACACCTCAAGAACAGACACATTACGAACTGCAACAAGGACCCCAACAAGGGTCCTTTTTCTGTTATGATACACAGGTGACACAAACACAACACATTATTATGAAAGGCATCCAACTCACCCCACAACTGCGTTATGTTCCATTGTCTGATGACAAGGGCGACTTTGGTCTTGTCATTTATCATCAGTTTGAGCAGTTGATTCAGACATTTGAGGTCCATTCACGTGAGGAACTGTTGTCATTGGTTGAGCGTTTCACCTGATGGCAACTAAGTCTAAGAAAGTAACACTTCAGGATGTAGAGGCGTCACTGCCTTCTCCTCCTGAGGGTTTTAGTTATGAAGTGGAGCAAGTCTCCACTCTTATTATCAGAGTGTGGTTACTTCACCCTAACAGGTACACCTACACTCCTGAACAAGTAAGAACTGTCCATTGTTTTATCAAGTCAGGTAAGGTTTATCCAGCACGCAACTGGAAGACACCACGCATCAAATCAGTAGGAACACTCATTGACCTCAAGACTCTGAGCTCTTATACTGTTATCAACAGACCAGAAAACACACTACTCAACCTATTATGAGATACCAAATGGATGTCGACACACACCAAGACCTTAAGGAGTTGATTGAAGACTCTATTGAGTTCTTCTGTGATAACTACATGGTGTCAGGTGAGTTAGCCTGGTTGTGTGTAGAGGCACTGGCAATTGCCAAGATTGAATCAATGAAAGGAGGAAGACTACATGATTGATACACTAACAGAGATGTGTACATCATTTAACCTGGTTTATGACGATAGTGTAACACCAATTAAAATTGGCCC